TCCTGATGACAACTAGCTTCTGTTGTGTGCCACAGGCTTTGTGCCAGTAGTTGTCCTTGAGAGTCTTGAGTAAAGCAGGGGCGGCGTGCTCGTAGTGTCGCATCTGACACTCGTCTTCGATAGCCTTGCCTATCATAGAACATACGTTGGTAGCTGTGTTGCAGTTGTCCTTGTAACCAAAGACGTTATCGAATGTAACTTTACAAGCGATAGCTGCGGCAGCCAGTGCCTCAATACTAGCTAGATATTGGTGTATATCCTTGAAGGCAGCTCCATACTTGCCTTGATGTATTTTCTTGTTAGTTTCTTCGATACGTTGAACTACACGTGGTAGTAACGCATCAATCGAAGCGATACCATATACTGTTGCAGAAGAGTACTGTTGTGCTTCTAGCTTATACGTTTGGTCACGCAGTCTTTTTAGACCCTGTTTGATCTGTGATCTTTCTAAGTTGACCTGTTCCGTGATCTGGTCTTCCGTTATATGAGTCTGCGAGTTCATCTTGTATCTGTGCTAGTAAGTGTTGTCTGACCTCCTCGTAATGTGGATGGTCTTTGTGTAACATATCTAATGCCTGTTTATAATAAGTATAAACGTCATCAGACGGAATAGTTCTCTTTGTCATTGTCTGTAACATATTTAAGTGGTATCAAGTGTTGTATATCGTTGTGTGTGCATACAGTAAACTCTGTCTCAGCACCAGCGATCAACTCTTTGACCTTCTTCTTTGCAGCTGCACCTGACTTGTACACGTGTTCTGTGACCTTGTTGGTTCTGTGGTTACGTGCACGAATCATACAGTGATACTCTGTTGGCATCTCCCAGCCGTCTATCTTCCAGTGCATGAAAGTAACAAACTCGATAGGCTCGAACCACTCAGCTGGGCAGTTCTTTATCATGTTGTAGTTGTTTGGAAATTCTTTCTTCATTGTAATGATGGTGTTTATCTAGGTAGATGTCAGTCAAGGTGGTTTTCCAGTGCCACTTGGCTATGTGTGTAGCCCTGTATGCAGCTTCTATGTCGTCACGAGCAAACAGGTGGATCTTCTTACCCGTGCCCATGATAGCTTCGTAATAGTAGTAGTGATCGGTCATGACCTTGTTGATTGTGATGTGAGCTTTTTGATGAGCATTTTAGTACGCTTTCGGGCAGCTTGCACCATTCGGGGCTTGCTCTTGTACTTGGGCTGCTTGCGGCTGTGGTGCTGCCAATTCGGTGTTGTCATATCGTATCCAATGTCTTGTTACACCAGCTATTATAAACAAATTGGTGATGACTGTCAATAGTTTGATGTATTTCTTCATAGTTTGATGAATGGGTGCTCTCGTTCACTGTACTTTGTAGGGTAATGATAATCGACCAGCTCATACTCGAGCTTATCACAGTGATTCATAGCGTAGGTGTGTGCCTTGGCTTGGTTGTGTACAATGTCAGCATCAACGTCAACCTTGATGAGCATATACAGTGGCTTGATAACTCTAGTCATTACAAGTACCCCGCTATCTCACAGCCGGGCTCGTCGTAGAACCACGAGATGTCCACGTCAGGATATTGATCTCTGAGTGCAGAACATATGGCTTCGGGTGGCGACCATGCTGTATTGAACTCAATCTCTGTACAATCTGGGTCATCATCTGTGACTACTACGTCGTATGCGTCCCACTTGGTATCCCAGTTCTGTACACGCCAGTCATACCACCTGTCGTCAGCCTTACCTGTTGACTGGAATCTACGTGATATGCCGTAGTCTCCTTGAACGTCCATTGGTAACTCGCCAACCTTGCCCAGTGGTTTATCCCAATCGTACTTGGGCATATCGCTAGACATGAGTGGTGTGTTGAGCCAATCTGGTTCTGGTATGATCTGACCAAAGATATTCTCATCTAAGAACATCTGCTTGATCTTAGCAATCTGATCGTTATGCTCAGGGCTAGCGTAGAACGTGACCCTGTTGTGGCAATGGTTTGGCATAGTTATCTCCGATTAGTTTTTGTTGTATCTGTTCATTAGCTTAGTGTAAGCTTCATCTTTATTATACTGAGTATTGTTAGCAATGTCAAGTAATAATTGCTTTAAGAAGATATTTTCATCTGCTGATATACCTACAACTCTGCCTGACTTAGAACCTTTAGCCTTAGTTGGTACTAGCTTCTTAGCTTTGATCTTTGCAACAGCTGGTGCATCCTGTCTCTTGGCTGCTGGTGCTTTCATGGCTGCTTCGGCATCCTTGATTGCTTTGTCGATAGCTGCTTGTTCGTTAGCTCTCTGCTCTGGTGTAGTAGAGAAGTCATATACAGGTAGGTCTGATTTGTTTGGTGTTGTTGTCATGGTGGTTTGAATGAATGATGGTTTACGTGATGGTATGCGTAGATAGTTGGTAGCTAGCCACGGCTTGGTATTGAGGTAAGCCTTGTAGGCTTGTATAGTAGTGATAGTATCGTCGTACTTGAGATACTCTGGCATGGCACGTGTGAAGTATGCGACCTTGTAGTACGCAGTTGATACTGGCTCGTCGAAGCAAGCATTGTAGATGCGAACGGCTTGATGTATCACGTCCTGACAAGTGTGTACCTTGTCGTAACGTGCAGTGTACTCGTTGCATAGTGCAAGTCCGTGCATGATGAGCCATGCAAGATTGTACTGGTTGGCGGCAGCCCATTGTGTGCAAGGGTGTGAACGAAATGCACCGTGAGCTGTGCGGTATGGTGTGCCATCTTGTTTGTATAACTTACCAACGCCATAGTACCAGTCGCTGTAAATGATAGCAAGCATTTGGCAAGTCTCGAGTGGCATCTTGACTATGTGCTTGTCAGGTAGGTTGCGGGCTGACTGTACTGGGCAGTCGTTAGTTACAAAGATGTTCATATCTATATTATAGTCGAGGATATATTTCTTTTCAACCTTTTGTTAGGAAATCTGGATAATTCCTTGGCGTTGCCGTTGTGTCTGAACTGCTTGGACAACGCTTTGTATATTGGATAAGGACAGTTCGTCCATGTGCCATTGGTGTAGCACATCCAGTCATGGTCAAGTAGCACTGGTATCATGCCCTTGTCATCTATGTATGTTGGGAACTCGTAGTACATTATGACTTACCTCCGTCGATAACACCGAGCTGATCCTTGCGTATTTGTAGCTCGATAGCTAGTACGTCGTCCTCGATCTCCTTTCTTGGCTTGCTATGTAAGTCCCACTTGTGTCCAATGTCAGATGCAAGCACGTCAAGGTATAGATAGAATACGTCTTTGATGTAGTCCTTCTGATCCTGTGCTGTGTGATCTGTCATGGTGTATGCCTTCTGCATCATGCCGTAATGGTTCCATGCGTCAGGTGAGTCAAGCAAGTAGTGGTGTATGTATGAGTCATGCTCTTGATAGTAAGCTAGTACATCAGCCCAGTCCTTGTGGTGTACAGCTTTACGCCAAGACCCATGTAGTAGTATGTCCTTGATCTCAAGCGGATTGTACTGGCTGAGTATTTGCTGAATAGGCTGGTCTATAGGTGCGTGATCGGTCATGTTAAATAAACTCCATTGATGGTGTGATGTATAGTCCAACTGCGTCCTGTTGGAATAGGTCTTTGTATAGCTGTACTACGTCCTCGATAGCTTGTCTGTCATCTGTCTCGATTGAGACTTGCTTTGTCAGCTCATGTTCAGACTTCCAACATCCGTTTGCGTCTGTGACCATGTAGCCATCAAAGTGTGAGTCAAGCACCTCCGTGCAGTACATCTCCCAGTCAAGGTCTGATACGTAGTCCGTGCCGTCCTTGATGTTGCGGCCAAAGGTTAGGTGATGTAGCATAGCTGCGTCCTCTGTTGATAGGTGTATAGGTTAGTGAACTCCTGTGGTGTGAACAAGAGCAGTGATAGTAGTATGGTTATGAAAAGCATATTCTGTCTCCTTGTGGTGTATAAACTGTGACCTTAGTGGTGTACTCGCCTAGCTCTGGATTGAGCAGACGTGAACCAAACACGACCTCGTTGGCCTTGGCAAGCTGACAGGTCTCGAACACGTCACAGAACTCGTCCTTGGTCAAGTGTAGTGCGACCTCGTTCTGGCTGTCGTCGTCTACTACGTCCGTGTACTCAAGGCCACAGGCATCTAGTAGCTCCTCACAGTCCACGTCGATCTCAATGTACACGTCGTATGTACCCTGCGACCTTGAAGTGTCTCGTCTAGTATCTGTGTGTGGCATAGTGCGTCCTTTGATGATAGTGAATGAATGGATAACTTTGTCTCATACCTCTATTATAGCATCTTATCGTGAGACTGTGTTGAGATGTGTGGAATCTCAGATAAGACAAATGCGTCGCATGAGACTGATTGTGAATGAGTGTGAGATGTGTGAGTCTCACGACACTTTCACGGGTCTCGATTTGATTCTCTTGACAAACTGAGACTTACGTCTACGATTGAAAGTAGAGGGCATCTTGATATAAATATATCTCATGAGACTAACCTACAGCGAGTGCAAGTTGAGTCGCAGGCTTGAGATTGACTGCAAGGCCGAGAGTCTCAAGTGCTGCAATATCATTCTCATTGATAGTCTTCTTACCAGTGAGTCTAGTGAGAGCAGCTTTGTATTGTGGATCTAATACATAGTGTAGTGTTTTACCGAAGGCTGTCTTAGCGTAGGTCTCAATGTTTGTCATGTTTGGAATCTCCTTTTCTTATCTATACCATTATTATAGCAGTCCAAACTGAGAATGGGTTGAGATTTCAGCAATCCAATATATCTCATTTGAGTCCCGCATGAGTGTGAGTCTCAGTCTGATACGGCTTGATACTGTCTTGATACTGGAACGCCAACAGATGCTGCCATGCTGACATACACTTGACAGTCGCAGTTGTATCATGTACGTCCTTGTTGTGATTGTGAAAAATGGTATCGCCGCACTTGACAAGTCTCAGGCCGTGACTCACGTGTCATAGTCGTCCTTGTTGTGTAACATTTTATGACACTGGGGGAACTTGCGCCCCTGCAAGGTCGTATATAGACTTCACAAATTTTTGTCATTTTTTACGGAACAAAGACTCCAGATACTGCTTCTTTAATTGTAATCGCTGCTCTTTGAGGCTTAATAGTGGCCACTTGTTTATCTTCAGAGCGACTTTTATCTTCCTCCATCGAGCTAGCAAGGCCCTCTCTAGGGCTGCAAATAGCTTCATGTTGGTTAGTTAGTGTAAGTAATTAAGGAATATCCACTCATAGGATATTAGGTACAGGAGAGGAGTCCACCCTTCTCTTCCCCTGTATAAGTGCGTGATCGACCTAACGCCAGTTATAGCCATGGTTGTCGTTACCAAGACCCCTAGCTTCGTTACGCTGCTCTAGATTCATGCCTAAAACCATGTGATTTGCACTAGCTTCTGGGTCATCTAAGAACTCTGCAAGCATATTATCCCATTCTTCACGTTTTCTAGTCACTATTTGGTCTTGTGCAGAGATAGATAGGGCATCTGTAAAGTATTTTACGCCTTGAGCTAGACAATCTAGCCTATCGTCGTGTTTTACAGCCCTTTTTTCTCTACACATACGACTCATCTGATAAAATAGCATATAGAGGAGCCTTTCTTCAGCTGGACTGTCTTTGTTGGACGCATAATCCCAATCAATGATATTACGGTCGACAATAAGACGATGCTGATTAAGAACAGGCTCAAGTGAGTCGATAATTCTGTCTTCTTTCCGAACATTTGCACGTACCTCTTCGATATTTATGTGTTGTCTTGTGTTTATTAGGTGTTTTTTAAATAGTTCACCTACGATGCCATCTCCAAAGTTTGTTTCAATAACCAAGCTTGTGACTCCATACTTTCTGCATCGTCTGAGGATGTCGAGCAAGGTACTATCCGAGTACCCGTCTCTGTAGGCTGACATTTCATGCAGATAGATAAGTCCATTTCGTTGAGAGAGGAAGGCGGCAGCCGTTTCATCCGTTCCACGACCGCTTGGGTCAACACTGCAAATCGTTTCATCATAGTCGCTCCATTCTCCCACGAGTTGCATCGGAGAGTAAAAGTAATCACCCGGGAGGCCGACTGTTGGGGCATCTCGTATGACTTTACTAGGATCTGAGCACCATATGATATCTTCGGGTGCAGTAGTAGGATTAACGCTAGTGACAATGAGATCAGCCATTTTAAGGGGGAACTTTTGTGCATCTGATAGTGTTGTGTCTAATTGGAACTGAAGCATAAAGTTACTACGACCCATAGATGCTTCTCTTTCTACTAGGTCTTCATCTGTAAACCTATCATCTGTAGGTGTCCATTCTTCGACACCCTGTTCGATGTCTTCAAGTATATCCTGTGCTAAAACTTCTCCATACTTGTTGAGTTTGTCTGCTCTTGGGTATCTTGCTGGCCAAACCATGGGACGATAGTTCCGCTCTGCCAAGCGACGATAAATAGTAAAAGTAGTCTGAGGAGTCCCGAGATACATAATACGGCTATCGTTTTTCGGCGTAAGGATTGATTCTGCTTCGGTGCAGAGTTGTAAGAGTTTTTCACGCATGAACTCCGTAAGTGAATTACCGGGTACTTCTACGTCATCAAGAATCATCAGGTCTGCACGAGATCCTGTCAGCTGTCCGGTGATACCAACTGACTTGACTGATGGTGCTTGGTGTGGGCTACAGTTAACATCAAAGCTTATCCTTGACCATCTGCTGTCGTCCGACTTAGGTTGGAGGTGGCTTAACCAAGGTGTGTCTATGATGAGTTTCTGTAAAAAGATAGACATGTTGTCTGCACGTTCTTTTGATGCAGAGATTATCATGACCTTTCTTTCTGGGTCGTTAAATAGTGTCCATAATACGAACGCACCAGTAATCCACGATTTACCTACACCACGAAACGCCTGCACTTGCAAACGCTTCGGGCCG